GCACTTGAAGTGACTGCAAAACTGGCCGTTATAGAGCTATCGGCTTGCAAAGTATGTGATGAAGAAACAACCCCTGTTACCGCACTACCTAATCCACTGAATTCACCTATAAACGATCCTGTATATGAACCAGTGGTGCTAGGTGCTGAAACGTTTAATGCGTAACTTGAAGTCAGTGCATATGATGATGAGTTTACAGTAGTTACTGTGTCAGCTATTAAAGCATGAGACGATGACGTTGATCCATCTGCTTGTAATGCATGTGAAGCACTGACAGGTGGAATCGTTGTTGTAGCGTAAGATGATGTCAACGCATAAGATGTCGAAACGACTCCCGTTATATCATTTCCTATCCCATCAAACTCTCCAACAAACGAACCTGTATAAGAACCAGTGTTAGTGGTAGTTCCGGCGTTTGCCGCATACGATGCCGTTGTTGCAAATGATGCTGTTGTTGCAAATGATGCTGTTGTAGCATAAGACGCAGAAATGGATGGAGATACCGGAGCATACGAAGCTGAAGTTGCGAATGACGCAGAATCAATATTACCTTGAAACCCCAATGATGCTGTAACTGATCCGGTTACTATCAATTCATTAGGATTCAATACCATCCCACGCATATGACTGCCAGACCACAATTCATTGCCACTGTTGTAAACTGCAAAGTTTCCATCTGAACCTGTGATGGATTTTGTTGTATCTCTAAGTTGATTAAATTGTTGAACGACAGTTGGTCGGACAAGTACCGATCCCTCATTAGCATGAACCCGAATAACAGTTCCAATAAAGTGACTTTGTGCCGGTGATGGTAGAGCGGAATATCCATTCCAACCACCATTAGAACCACTGAGCCATAGAGGAGCACCAGGAAACAATCCTGTGGTGTTCAAATCATTAACTATTCCCAATGCCGTTACATACCCGGTTGCATCATCAATTAGGTCATGCGTCACCAATCCGATTGGAACAGACTCTTCAAATACGTTGGTATTGGTAGGAGCAATTAATGCCTCATCACCCAAAGAACCACTGATACGGACGGCGGTTCCATTAAGAATGGTACCGCCGGTTCTGTTACGAACACGAACCCATATTTCCTGTCCGACTTGAAGTAGAACGTCTGGATTGTCTACGTAAATTGCCACAGTCTGATTGGTGGAATCATAAAATATCCGACCTTCTTTATACGTCGGAGCATCCCCATCCATCATATCCAAATATTCTGCCTGCATCCCCAAACCAGCGGATATAGAAACACTACCTGTAATAACTTGATCACCTTCAAAAACATTTTGTTCGTTCAGACGTGCATATTCCGGTACAAAACTGGCTGTTACTGCATTGTCTGCTTGTAAAGCGTGAGATGCACTAACTGGTGTAAATGATATTGCGCTCGATGTTACTGCAAATGAAGCAGTTATTGCATAAGAAGATGATGGAGTCACACCATCTACATACGATGCCGTCAGTGCAAACGATGCCGACTCAATTGTTCCGAGTAATAGTGACGCCGTTGCTGCATTTAAAGAGAACGAGGCGGTTGTTGCGAATGACGATGATTCTGCAAATGAGCTAGAGGTTGCTGTCAATGCCTTAGTGGCAATTGAGGCAGATCCCGCAAACGCAGAATAAAATCCTGCGGTGTCAACAACTATTGGAACATCACTACCGGTGACTACGATTATAATATCTGTCATGTTTATGACTCTACGGTGACGCCTGGCGCCACGCTAGCTACACCCTCCAATAAACGAAGAGTCTGGGGAGGATCACTACCACTGACAGATGCGATAACATCATAAAAATATTTCGTCTTATTCAGTGCATGTGTTTCGTCGGGGGTAAGTGTAAGGTTGACAGTAGACGTTGGAAGGTCTACAATGCTAGAACTGAATGTGGCCGCTGCGGTGGTGGATTTGTACTTCTCCTTGATAGAACCTTCAAACTCCCAAGCAGAAATATCAATTGGATCTCCTGACCCACTATCCGTCAATTGAAATGTCAAAGTGAAGGATGCATTCTGATTGATGCAAATACCCAGTGTGTCGTTACAACTCATTTACTTTCCTCGAAAGCAAGATAGTTACTATAAGTAGATAAAATGGAAGTTGAATAGTTTTAAATGTGGCGCCAAGTCTTACGATTAATAATACTCATTATTGCGCTGGGATGGACATCAAACTTTTTAGCCAATTTCTTAGAAGAATATTTCGCGGTTTGTTTGGGTCCGTCATAAACTTTTCTCATCCATAATACTTGTTCTTCAGTAAACTTGGCCGCCGATGTTGCTTCTCCAACAATTTTCTTATTCGACTCACCAATACGATGTTTGTGTATTTCAGTAAAATGTAATCCTTTGCTCCACGATGTTCCGCCTTGGTTCCAACTAGGATTACCTAAATTGGCAATTGCATTTGATGCACCGATTTTCTTTTTTGTTTCAGTTGAATGATGTCGGCCCAACATGGGCGCCGTTGCGTTTTTAGCTATATTATAACACGACATTAATCCAACATACTTATCCAAATAAACTTGTTCTAACAACAAAAGTTTTTCCACTGAACATGTTTCTTGAATTTCAAATATAAACGAATCTTTACCGTATTTATTCCACGCTCGTTGTAAATGTGTGTTAGTGTGGGTATTTTTATTGAGTTTCCACTGATGGAATAGCCAGCGTTTTTTACAATTCCTTGCGCTACCGACGTAAAAATACCCGTTGGTAATATTACGAATAAAATAAATACCAATGGACATGATTATAATAATTTTATAACAATTATAAATAAATTAATAATTTAAAATTGCGTAATCTGGCTGACAGGTTAATGAAATTTCCATTGGATCATCACTGTCCCAATCTGCATCACCAAAATCCACATCAGTGATGAACGCACCTTTGATGATCCACTCTTCAACTTTGTCTCCGACAGGCCCCAACATGTTAAATACCAAATCTTTTTTGTAGAAATCTGCGTAACCATCGCGCCCAGTTACGGATTCGTGGTGAAGTCTAACCCATTCCATAACAGCTTGCGCTCCAGATGGAACAATTGGATCGTACAAAGTAAAGGCCATTGTGCCCCACGTAGACTTCCCTTTAACGTAACGAGATACGTTAATATGTTGAAGTTCCTTGGACCCCTGTGTTAACTTCGGACGAGCGATTTTCTTCACCAAGAAAGATGGAACACCATCCATATACATGATGAACCTATTGCTTACCTTCGGCTCAAACGAGTTAAAGAACATTTCTTGTTCGGCGACTAAATTAGCCATGTGTTATCTCCGTATAATTTTGCTTCCTACACCTACTAATAAATAGTTAGGGTCTTAATGAATTGCACTAACTCTATTTTTAAACATCGTTTCTAACTTCCCATTCGAAAGTCGAAGTGCCACTTCTTTGTTCCAATCAACTGGGCTATAATGACCATCAATTTCAGGAACTCCACGGCCATTTGTTTTAATCTCTTTACGATCCACTACCGTAGCTGTCTGGCCGGATAAAGTTCCCGACCCCTGAGATATTTTGACTTTAGTACCAGGAGAAAGTGCAGCTTCACTAACAACTTCCTTTTCAGCAAATCGTTGAGCCTCTACCTGCAACTTACAAATGGTCTGCTTTCCTGCACCATTGACCGCCTTCCAATTTCTATTGGGAAGCTGCCAATACTTACCTCTCAGTGATTTAGTTCTATTGTTGTATAGCATGTTAATCCTTCAATCGTTTGGCTATAGCTTCCAACTTATGTAAATCATTTCCCAACCATTCCTGATTGGATTTGTCGGATGTGTAGCCATATGAACCTCTAATAGCCTTGACAATTTTTAAAATGTTGTCTCCTTCACCAACATTTTCATTTACCACGGCCTCGTCAACTCTGGATACATCAGTCAACTTGCTTTCGATGAACTCTTTCATGTTGAACATTTTATTTGTTTCCTGCCACTGCGCCCTTATCAGTGAAGTCGATGATCAAAAATTCCTTGTTCCGATTGGCAAAAACTACATGTCCTTGTCTAGTACTGGTTATGATCTCGGTTTTAACGATGTTATGCTTCTTGAGTACACTGTTTAGGTCATACGCAAGTTGCACGGCCAGTTGGTTTAATTCACTAGCCTCATCCAACCTTTGGCGTTCGGCTGCTTCATCCAGCCGAGACGCCGTGGTTAGTTGGTTATCAGTTATGAACCTTCTTAAACTGAACGGCATTTACTTATGCTCCTTCAGGAAACTCTGCGCCAGTTGGAAGAATGTTGAACTCAAGACTAATGAACTCAGCTGTTCTCGTTGGCTGCAAGTAAATTTGACCGACCAAGATGTTTCTATCAATCAAGTCAGGTGGATTGTTGCTTGCATCCATAGTGACTTTGAATGCGTACAAACCACTACGTTCCTGAATGCTTGCCAAGTATGGGTTCGCGATGTTAAGGAACCTCTGGCGTGTTGAATCAACATTCTGCTCAAAGACCAAGAAGTTTGCCGCCGAGGCGAGGAACTTCTTAACAGCGATGAGAAGTCTACGAACGTTAATTCTATCAAGTGCCGAGCTCTTAACCTGCAAAGTCTTCTGTCCAAACGCTACGATACCCTGTCCTGGGAACATTGCGATTGGGTTAACCCTACCATCGTACAAGTCATCACGATTGGCTTTCGTCAATCTCTTTTCAACTTGGATTGCTTCGTCAATACCACCACGATTCAAACCTGCTGGTGCGAACCACTCTGCTGCTACCTTATCGTTGAAGGCGAATACACCTGCCATAACAACTGAGGATGGAACCCACATATTCTTGTTGCTTGTCGAATCAAAGATTTTAACCCAAGGGTGATATACACCAGCGTAGTTAGTATCAAGTCCTGCGACAACTGTGACTGCACCAGAAACCGTTTGTCCGAATTGGAATCCGTCTAAGATGTAGAAACAATCGCCACGATTCTCACACATCTCAATACCCTTCTGTGTGACATACGCGTGAAGTTCTCTCATGACGCCCGGTACAACCAAGAGGTTAATATCATACGCCTCAGGATTACCAACGATGCTGATTGCCAATGAATACGCCTGTGAACCACCTGTGCTAGACACCGACAAGTCAAATCCTTGACTGTTCGCTGCGGTGATGTTCGTACCTGTCGCCAATAC